GACCAGACCGTGCTGCGTGCGACCGCCCGCGTGGCGATCTCGTGGCACACGCTCGGCAGCGACACGGTCGCTGGCCCGGTCATCGCCCTCAAGGGTGCGTGAGCCTGACGGCTTGACGTGATGTGCAGACTAGGCGGGCCGCTCCAAATCGGGGCGGCCCGCTCTCGTTTGCGAGGTGCCCATGCTGGTCAAGGTCGGCGGCACGGAGGTTGACATCCGTGTGGAAGCCATCCTGTCGATGCCGCGCTTGAGTTTTACGGCGAACCATTTCGCATGGTGTCAGGCACTCATGCCGCTGGGCATTCGCCCCACAATGGGCACGGGTGCGTTCTGGTCGCAGGTGAATACCCGCGTGATGGAGCAGTTCATCGACAAGGCCGAGTATCTGCTGACCATCGACTACGACACCTTCTTCACCAAAGAGGACGTAGAGCATCTCTTCGCCCTAGCGATGACGTTCCAGTGCGACGCCATCACGGGGCTGCAGACGAAGAGGGAAGACGGCCGCCCGATGCTCACGCTGAAGGGAACGCTGGATAATCCGCCGCCAGACGGCAGCACGAAGGTGGACGCGGCATGGTTCGCCGAGCCCGTGCAGGAAGTGGATACGGCACACTTCGGATTGACCGTCATCAGCACGGCCGCCCTGAAGCGGTGCAGAAAGCCCTGGTTCTGGAGCAAGCCCGGCCCAGATGGCTCGTGGCACGAAGGCCGCGTCGATGATGACATCTACTTCTGGAAAAACTGGCGTGAAAGCGGGAACAAGGTTTTCGTCTCGCCCCGCGTCGTTCTCGGCCACGGCGAGTACGTGGTCACGTGGCCCGGCAAGAACCTCGGAACGCCTGTTTTCCAGTGGGCGACGGAGTTCACAAACACGCTGAAACGCCCGGAATCTGCATGGAGCGTGCCGCAATGAAGAAACTGAAGTTCGCCCGCTCGTGGCGTGGCTACCGCACGGGGCAGGTGGTGGAGATCCCAGGCGGGCTCGCCACGCAGCTGCTCGCTCAGCGGGTCGCAGTCGAGGACCGGCAGCAGGAGCTCGAGACGGCCGCCATTGACCACCAGGCCGAGACGGCCGACGCAACGCCACGCAAACGAGGACGCCCACGTGCAGTACCGAAGCCTGACACGCCAGACGCCGCCAGCCGTTGAGCCCGTCACGCTCGCCGAGGCCAAGGCGCATCTGCGGGTAGACACGAGCGACGATGACACGTACATCGGCACGCTCATTACGGCGGCCCGCGAGTGGTGCGAGCAGTACCTTGACCGCACGCTGGTGCACACCCAGTGGGTGATGCGGTTCGACAAGTTCCCCGACAGCGGCATTGAGCCGGTCGAGTTGCCCCGGCCGCCGATGGTGATGAGCGGCACGGCCACGGCCGTCACGGTGACCTTCACGCAGGAGGCCGGGCCGACGAGCACGTACAGTACGGCCGAGTACCGGGTTGACCGGAATGCCACGCCGGGGGCCATCCTGCCCATCTACGGCAGCACGTGGACGCCGCACCGGCAGGATGACAACGCCATCAGCGTGACGTGGTGGGCCGGCTACGGGGCGAGCGGCTCCAGCGTCCCGGCGGCGATCCGGCACGCCATCTTGATGCTCGTAGGCCACTGGTACGAGTTCCGCACTAGCGTGCTCACCGGCAGCATTTCCAAGGAAGTCGAGTTCGGGGTCAAGTCCCTGCTCGATTCGCAACGCTGGGGCTCCTACCGATGATCGACGCCGGCAAGCTCCGCGAGCGTGTCACGGTGCAGATCGCCAGCGGCACTACCAACACGCTAGGCGAGACGGTGCTGTCGTGGAGCAACTCGTCGGCCGTGTGGGCCAGCGTTGAAGGCGTTTCGGCCCGCGAGGCCATGCTTGCTGGCCAAGAGCAGACGCAGCTGACGCACCGAGTACGGCTGCGGTATCTGCCAGGCCTGACGCAGTCAATGCGGTTCTCGTGGCGTAGCCGCACGCTGGAGATCGTCAGCCTGCTCGAGCACGGTAACCGCAGCGAGCACGAAGCCGTCTGTTCGGAACGCACCGATGGCTGAGACGGTTGGCATCCGCATCACGATGAACGTGCCTGGGCTTGAGCGTCTGCGGGCGGCGTTTGGTGCGTTGCCAAACAACCTAGCCGCCAAGCACATGGCCGCCGGCCTGAAGCGTGCGGCCGAGCAAGGCGGGACATTGGCGGCCCTGAAGGCCAACACACCAAAGGGCGAGACTGGCAACCTGCGGCGATCCATTGCCGTCAAGACAAAGAAGTACCCACGCACGGGCGTTGGCATTGCCATCCTTGGCTACAAGAGCGGCCGCAAGATGAACGAGCCGTATGACAACACCAAGCTCGGCTACCACCAGGGGCTGGTGGAGTTCGGCACCAAGGAGCGGTTCAGGAAAACGAAGGACGGACGCCTAGTCTCGACAGGGAAGATGCCGGTGGGCGGGCGGTTCGGTCGGCCGCCGGTGCGTTCTGCGTGGGAGCAAACCCGCAGCAACGTTGAGGGGATGCTGGTTGCCGAGATGGAAAAGGCATTCAACGCTGCCGTCAAAGAACTGGCTTTCCAGAGCATCGCTAGGGGGCCGCTATGAAGTCTCCAGAGTTCGTGCTTCGCACGGCCCTCGTCAACGCCACGGCAGTCAACTCGCTAATCAGCGGCCGGATTTACCCGTTGCGGTACGTGGGACCGCAAAAGATCGCCTACCCGCTGCTCATCTGGCGGCGGGCCAGGATTGAGCGTCAGCAGGCGTTCAATGCCCCGGTCGGTGTGCCACGGGTGACGATGGAGCTTTTCGCCTATGGCGAAACGTATGAGTCGGCACGGGACTTGGCCGACAAGTGCCGGGTCGTTCTGGATGGCTACGGCGGCACCCTTGACAATACGGAAGTGAAGCAGACGGCCCTCGTTGACGAGGCCGATGACTTGGTGGAAGTCGAGGGTGCTGAGTCGCCCCTCTACTTGGTGAAACAGACCTACGACATCTGGTGGCAGGAGACATAGTCAGCCATGGCAACCACGCCTCATGATTCGACTGGCACGAGCTTTTCGTTCCCCGGTTTCACCGGCTCGATCACTGGCCTGACGTGGACCGTGGCCGACAACGCCGGCCAGGACAACATCGACATCTCGCACCTCGGCCAGACCACCGGGGCCACCGTGCTGACTCAGTCCCGCCCGCTCAAGGGCACTGCCGGCGACACCGGCAAGAACGTGAGCATTGAGTTCATCGGAACCGGGATGCTCGCTCAGGGTGCCACTGGCACGCTCAGCGTCAGCGGCCCGATCTCGATCAGCGGCGGTGCGACGTGCAACAGCTGCACGATCACGCTGGCCGTCAACGACGTGGTCAAGGGCTCGGCCGAGTTCCAGTACAGCTGAGCCACGGAGGGGTCCGTGGCCACGTACAGCACTGGGATCACGGCGACCTTCGGCAGCACTACGTTCACCGAGGTCACGGACCTTGCGTGGACGTATGGCGGTTCTCTGCCGCGAGGCCGCAGCGTCATCTGGACAGACGATGTCGGCAGCGTGTCTCTCACCTGCCTCGGCTCGGCTGGCGTTTCGACTGCCAGCTATGGCGTTCGCAACGACCTGACCATCAGCGGCGGCGGAGCCAACTTGACGTGCAAGGCAGTCTATGAGGGCTTGAGCGTCTCGCCCGAGTTGAACGGCGTGACCCGTTACACCGTGACGTTCAAGATTCTCGACGGGTGAAACCAATGGCATTGACGAAAGAGCAGATCCTCGCGGCGGATGACATGGGGCTCATGGAGATAAAGGTGCCCGAGTGGGGCGGTTCCGTGTTCTGCCGCGTCATGTCGTGCGGCGAGCGCGACGCCTACGAAAACGATTGGGTGCTCAACAAGAACAAGGGCGTGGAAAACTTCCGTGCCAAGTTTTTGGCGAAGTGCTTGTGTGACGAGAAGGGCGAACTGCTCTTCCCGGGCGATGCGGGTGTCCAGGCTCTTGCGAAGAAGTCGAGCAAGGTGCTCGGCCGCATCTGGACTAAGGCGATGGAACACAACGCCCTGACCGACAAGGACGTGGAGGAGCTCGCAAAAAACTAGCCATCCGCCCGACGAAGCGGTTCATGTTTCGTCTGGCGGGCTTTCTCGGCATGACCGTCAAGCAACTCATGCGGGACATGGACTCCCGCGAGTTGAGCGAGTGGATGGCGTATCACCGCTTCTACTCGCCGCTGCCTGACACATGGCGGGAAACAGGATTGCTGGCGAGTGCGGCGTTGGCTCCGTATTGCCCGCGAGGCAGGACGCCCAAGGCTGAAGATTTCGTACCGATTGAGAAACCACCACAGCACGACCTGCAACTGCTCGAGCAGTTGGAGAGTCTGAAGCGAGCGATGGGCAAGTAATGTCTGGCACAGCAGTTGGCCTCAACGTGATGTTCACGGCGAACGCCAGCGGCATGTCCAAGGGACTGTCGCAGGCGGAGCGCCAACTGCTGCGGCTTGGTCAGCAGGCGAACGGGCTGGCGTCGCAATTTGATGCGTTCACTCGCTCCAGCGAAGCGGCAGCGGCTGCACAAACAAAAGTTGCTACGGATGCCGCGTTTCTGAATAGTGCATTACGCACTGGGCAGATTTCTGCCGAGCAGTACGTCGCCGAACTGAAGGCGCTGACTGCGGAGGCGAATGCGTCTGCGGCAGCGTTTCGGGAAGGGGCGCAGATCACGCAGCAGGTTGCGACGGCCGAGGAGCAGCGGGCTGCGACGCTGGCACGCCTGGGCGACCTGCTCCAGCAGGGTGCCATTTCGCAGCAGACGTATGACCGTGCGGCCGCCGACGCGAGCGGAGCGAATGAGGCCGCAGCCAAGGCCGAGGCCGACCGCGCCAGTGCCCTGGCTCGCGCGGCCCAGATCACGCAGGCAAACCTGTCGCCGCAGCAGAAGTACGACCAGGAGGTGCTGGAGCTCAACGGGCACCTACAGGCCGGTCGCATCACGCAGGACACCTACAACGCGGCGTTGCAGCGTGCGGCTCAAGGCTACGCCAAGGCCACGGTCGCCGCAGCGAGATACGATTCCGCCGCTGATGCGGCAGGCAGCGGGAATACGCTCGCGTTCAACGAATTGAGCGGCATCCTCTCGGCGTTGCCCGGCCCGATTGGCAACGTGGCTGGTCGGCTGTCTGGGCTGTCATCTGCCGCCGAAGGTCTTAACCGCGTGTTCTCTGGCGCAGGCGGTGGCGTGCAGGCGTTTGCCGGTCAGATCGGAACGCTTGTCAATCCGACAACTATTGCCATTAGCGCGTTCACTGCATTCACGGCGGCTGGCGTTGCGGTGGCGAAAAACCTTGTCGCTCTTGAAGGCGAAGTTGAACGGCTTGGTCAACTGGCGGAACGCGTTGGCGTTTCGTTTCAGTTTATCCAAGTGCTTGATGCGGCCGCCAAGGCTTCCGGCTCCAGTGTTGAATCTTTGGGAGGAGCGTTCAATAAGTTCCTCCGCTCTTTGAATGACGCGCGTGGCGGCTCCAAGGCGGCGTCTGATGCTTTCCGAACGCTTGGCATTTCCAGCGATGACCTGAAAAACAAGTCGCCGGAAGCGTTGTTCAAAGTCATGGCTCGTTCGCTGTCTGGGATCGAAGATCCTGCACAGCGTGCCGCGATTGCCATGGACTTGTTCGGCAAGTCTGGGACTGAACTGCTTCCGATCTTTGCGACGCTCGACCGGGCAGCGGCCGACCTTGAGCGGATCGGCGGGGCCATCACTGACAAGCAGGCCGAGCAGATCAAACGCTTTGGAGACGAGCTCGACCGGGCCGCTTTGGCATCGCAGGGCGCCAGCAATCAGATCACTGCGTCATTCGCCAACGCCGCAGCCGACGTGACAGGCGGGGCGAACGTGATTCTGGAGTCGATCACGAAGCTCACGTCTGCCTTCCCTGATCTTGGGCAGGCCGCCGCTGATGCAATCGTGCAGCAGATACCAGGGCTCAACGTCCTGCAGTTCTTCGGGCAGCTGCGGGATCTCTTGGGCGGCGTCGAGGTTGCAGCAACCGAGGTGCAGGCCGAGATCCGCAGCATTGAGCCGCCCGAAGGATTTGAGACCTTCGTGGATCAGATTAGCCAAACGCAGAGTCTCTTGAATGATGCAATCGCTGAGTCTGCCGCATTCGGGCAGGCTGGCTTTGAGGCTGCGTATCAGTTCCAAGAAGCACTTAAGCGGCTTCAAGAGCAGGCCGCCAACGGCATTCTGAATGAGACTGCCTACAAGCAGGAAGTAGAAACCGCCACGGCCGCGTACCGTTCGCAGATCGACACCATCAAGGACGCCGCCAAAGAGGAGGAGCGAAAGGCCGAAGCGGCGAGGCGTTCTGCGGAAGCGGCCATTGAGGCAGACCAGCGGCGCGTTGATTCGGCAATTGAGCGACAGCGTGTGGAAAACGAGTTCGGCGGCGACAACCGGCGAGCCGAGGCCGCAGAGACAGTGCTTGCGATTGAACGCGAGATCATCCGCGTTCAGGAAGAGTTGGCGGCGGCAAGGGCTGCAAACGACCAGGCTGCCGCAGATGCCGCTGCTGCACGCCTGGCTCAACTTGACCAGGCCGAGGCCCGCGAGCGAGACATAGCGACAGGGGCTGCGAAGGCCCGCGAGGAAGCCGAGAAGGTGGCCGCGAAGGCTGCAGAGGATAGGCTGCGTCAGGAAGAGGAGCAGCAGCGGAAAATTGCCGACCTTAGGGAGCGTCTGGCTGAGCGGCTGCAGGAGATCGAGGCCGACCGATTGGACGCCTTGTCTCGCCGTTCGCAGCAGGCTCTTGAAGGCAACGACATCCGCACCAGTGCTGGTGCGTCCCAGTTCCTTGCCTTGGCGACCGGCCGCGAAGATCCTGCCGTTGACGAGTACCGCAAGCAGCTGCGGGAGCTTCAGGAAATTAGGCGTGAGATCGTCAAGGCAAATGCGGCACCCGTGGAGATTGCAGGCTGATGGCAGTCATCTCCTACCGCGAAGTCATCCCACGCACGTTCTCGCATAAGTTCGGCGAAAGCCCAACGGCGGAGATCAAGTACGCCGTCACGGTTGACGAGCCGACGGCGACGCAGGCCGTCATCAACGCCATCGGCATCGTGCACGGGTCGCAGCACCCAGAGTATTCGTATCTTCGGATGCTTGACGCATCGGTCACGGAGACCGACCGTCATCACGTAGAGATCACATACCGCTACGATCTGCCGCAGCAAGAAAACCCGGACCCGAATCCGCTTGCTCGGCCAGACGTGTGGACGTTTTCCACTGGTGGTGCCCAAGTGCCGGCGCTTGTTTACTACGACGGCAACGGCAACGCAACAAAGAAGCCTCTACAAAATACGGCCAAGGATTTTTTCGAGGGGCTCACCACGCTCGAAGCAGAGGTGCGTGCCACGATCTCAGGAAATCGGGCCGAGTTTCCGCTGGCTGACGCGGCAGCCGTGACCAACAGCGTGAACTCGTCTGCGTACCTTGGCGGTGCCGCTCACTCGTGGCTGTGCTCTGGCATCAGCGGCCAGCAAGCCACAGAAGTTGTAAACGACACGGAGATTCGTTACTGGCAGGTCACGGTTGAGCTTGTCTATCGCGCCAGCACGCATAACCTCATGCTTCCAAACGTCGGGTGGAATTATCTTGATGGTGGCGAGAAAAAGCGCGCGTGGGTCAAGGATCCCGAGAACGGCGAGCGTGTTGCGTCTGGCTCGCCGCGCGCCCTTACGGAAAACGGCGGGCTAAAAGCCGACGATCAAGAGCCAGACATCCTGACTCGCCGCGTGTATCCAGAGGCAGACTTTTCAAACTACTTCGGCGAGCCGCCGTTCTAGAGGTGAACTATGTCTTTTAACCAGGGCACATCTTCTGGCAGTTTGTCGTTTCGCCCAGCGAAGTTCGACGTTGAGTGGGACGGCACGAGTGAGGCGAAAGCGTCGTTTTCGCTTGCGTGCAACGAAGCAGGGGCGTCGTATGCCGCAAAGGCGTACAGGGTTTTCACGAGCAGCGGCAATGCGAGGTGCGTGGAAGGTTCTGGTAGCCCATCGCATGTGTGGGCAAGGGGCGACAGGTACTATTCTTTGAGTGGCTGCGACCAAGTCTTCGCCAGCGACATCTCCTTGCCGGCCACAGTTTCTAGCGGCGTGGCGACCATCGTGTTTTCGTCTGTGACGCCGACAACGCAAACGTATGCCTGGCAACTCACCGCCACGAAAGGCACTTCCGCTCGCGTTGTCATTGCAGGAAAGATCACGCCAATTGGCTTGAATCCGTATAAGTCTGCTTCTGGAAACATCAGCTTGGTTTCTGGAACAACCGCCTACGGGTGCATCTAATGGCCAAGCGTCCAGACGGCAAGGCCGCCAGAACTGAGCGGGTGACATTCACTCGCCCAGCCGCTGATCGCATTGCCAAGGTCGTACGAACAGTTGAGCAGGGTGACCGTGGTGCGGAGCCGCTGCGGTTTGAGCGACTTGGCGGCGGCGCTGGGGCAACGATTCGCGTGGCCACCTTCACTGGCGTGTGGGCCACAGGCACCACGCACGTGGTGAACCTCGGTGCCCCGTCTGGCACAAGCACCTCGAGCACGGCCGCTGCGTACAACGCCTTCCTGCCGGTGTATGCCGAGTCTCCGGTTCAGTGCCTGCTTGGCAAGCCGAGGCCGACGAGCGAGGCGACGTGGCACCTCCTCAACGTCAACCTCGCCACGCTTGGCGGGTTCAACGCTGGCGAGATTCAGCTGTTCGGCCACACCACGTCCACTGGTGGCTACGTGCAGTGGTACTCGATCACCACCTGCTCAACGGCCACGGCCACATGACGCTCATCACGTTTCAGGACGGCAAGCCCGTCATGCGTGACGGGAAGGTGGGCACAGAGCAGGAGTGCTGCTGCGAACAGTGCTGCGTGACGTTGTACGCAAACCCAAATATCGCTGGTGCCTACCAAGAGGATTGGGATAACTGTTTCAAGCCCGTCTGGCAAACGATCCAGGGACGATTGGCCGATGCAGGATGGACTGCGACCATCAATGAGTCACCTGGCGTTGACCCAAACGGAGACCCGCTTGTGCTTGTCAGCATGACCATTGAGCCGTGCTGCGGATTGAGTTGTGCGGACATCACCGGCAGCATTGAAGGGCCAGACGCGAACGGTGCGTACAGCGTGGCAGACGGTGAAGGGTGGGTTGATACGCAATCGCTTGAGTTGTTCGATAGGCCGTGCGGTTTCATTAGTTTTGGCGAAATAGTTGTTGGCGGCTGCTGCGGCTTGTTCACAACCGAGGTCGGAGCAGAAGTCGTGAAGGTGTCTTTTGCCGGTGGCGTCGGCGACGGCAACAGTGCGTGGATCCCCGTCTGCAACCCGCTGCCATGATCCGCTGCCGCCTTGCCCATCTTGAGGCCCGGTGCCGCCAGCGTGGCTACACGCTCGACGAGGTGCGGCCGTGCATCGTCAGCCAGGACGGCGACCGCCTGGTTGTGGACGAGACTCACTCGGCGTACCCGCGAGCGAAGGCGGGCCTGGGCGACATGGTGGCCGCCGGGCTCGACGCTATGGGCATTACGAAGCATCGGGTGCAGGCGGTCGCCTCGGCCGTTGGCGTGAAGGACTGCGGGTGCAGGAAGCGTCAGGAGAAGCTCAACGAGCTCGGCCGCAAGTTCGGCATCGGTTGACGCCTCCGCTAGGGTGGCGTGCGAAAGGACTCAGCATGGCCGGCTGGCTCATTGCACTCACGGGCGTGGTCTACGCCTACGTGGCTGCGGATCTCGCGTGGCACGGTAAGGGCGGGCTGGCGATCGCCTACGCCGGGTACGCATTCGCCAATGTTGGCCTGTACCTGGCGGCGACGAGGTGACGCCATGGGCATCACTCACCGAGTAAAGCTCGCCGGCCGCGTATGGAAGTGGGCGTACACAAGGCTCCGTGGCTCGGCCGATGGGTGGGCAAACGACAATGGCACGGTGTTGATTCATGACAACCTGCCGCCGCAGCGACGCCTTGAGGTAGAGATCCACGAAGCATTGCATTGCCTTTATCCAGACCTGAGCGAAGAGAGTGTCACGAACGGGGCCAGAGACTTGCGGCGGCTTTTGTACGCAACGCTTCGCTATCGGCGAAAGGAGTGAGCATGGCCAAGGTGACGCTGCTATCGGCTGTCGAGTCTGGCGTGCGCGACCACCTCCCGTGGCAGTCTCGTCTGCCGAAGGCCGCCGTCTCTGAACTCGAAGAACTGCGTGAGCGGTATCAGGCCGGGACGCTCGGGCCGAAGCCCTTCGTCGTGGCCCGGCTGGCGATCCAGGCCGCCAAGGCGAATGGATGGTCGATGCCTTCTGAAAAGGTGATCGCACGATGGCTAAAAAGTTAGCGGACTCGGTGGCCAACGAGCTCGACGCGGCGCAGCAACTCGCAGCCGATGCTGAGTTGGCACGTCTGCGGTCTGAGGCCGCCGCCCTGCGTGGGAAGTACAAGGCCGCCTTGGCACAGATCGACCGAGAGCGGGAGCGTGCGGACGCTTTGGCGTCGCTGCAAGGCGTGAAGCCGGTTGCCTTGACCAAAACTGTCAAAGGCCGGAAACGCACCAAGCACGACGCAACTGCGATTCTGATGCTGTCGGACGTGCACTGCGAGGAGCGGGTACTGCCCGAGACGGTCAACGGCGAAAACGACTATTCGCTAGACGTGTGTGAGCAGCGGATGGCCGAGCTTGAGGAACGGTTCCTTGATTGCCTGCACCACGAGCGGAACCAGGCCGACATTCGCCGGGTGCTGATCTGGCTGGGCGGCGACTTCATCACGGGGCACATCCACCCTGACTGCGTCGAGGTGGCCCAGTTGTCGCCGATGAACGCCACCCGGTGGATTGCCGAGCGTCTGCGTGGGCTCATCGACAACGTGGCGAAGAACGCCGACGAGGTCATCGTCTGCACAAACGCCGGCAATCATGGCCGCAGCAACGAGGGCAAGCCAAGGATCGCCACAGAGCTTGACCATTCGTGGGAGCAGCTGATGTACTTCACGCTGGCCCGCGAAGAGAAGAACGCCAACGTGCGGTGGCAGATCGCCGAGGGCCACCTGGGCTACGTGGATCTCGACGGGTTCCTTGTGCGTACTACGCACGGCCACAGCATTCGTTTCGCTGGCGGCGTCTACGGTCTTGCACTGCCGGCGAGCAAGGCAATCGCCCGGTGGGACGCAGGCCGCAAAGCGGACCTCACCATCTTCGGCCACTACCACTCGTGGGGCTGGCTTCGCGGTGCGCGATACGTCGCCAATGGCAGCGTGATTGGACACAGCCCATACGCTGAGCGAGTCGCATCACC